GCGATCGCCGTCGCGATCTGGCTCGACGTCTGATTGACATAGGACGCAGAGACCTCCGCATCGACCAACACCGCGGTCAAATCGCGCCCGCTCAGCTCGGCGAGATTCGCCGCCAGATCGATCCGCACATTATCAACCTGCCCCACCAGCAAGGTCGAAAACCCAAATCCCGCAGTCGCGATCGAAATTGTAATCGACTGACCCGCAAGCCCCGCAAAAAACGCGACGGTCGAATCGGCACTCGCGCCCAACGCAAACACCGCCAAAAACCTGTCAGCCGCTTCGTACCCGACAGACTCCAGCTCCAGCGCCACCACGCCCGGCAGCACCGCACCCGCTACATTGACGAGCACGCGCGGCTGCTCAATCGGCAACACCACCTCCGGCCGTCGCATCCACCGGCGGTATCACCAGCGTCTGCACGCCGATAAGCACCGGATCGCTCAGATCATTCGCCTGCGCGATCCGTATCCATTGCGTGGCATCCTGCAAATACTGCGCGGCCAACGCAAACAGATTGCCCCCGGCCACAGTGATCGTCCTGTTCATCACACCAACTCATTGCCTATATTCACTGCCGCCCGGCCCACATACCCTGTCATCGCCCCCAGCCCCGCCAACTGCGAGCACGCCGCACTCACACGCCCCACCGCCGCCACGCCAGCTGCCGGATCGCTCGCCGCTCCCAGCGTCGCCACATCCGTCAGCAACGCACGCCCCGAGGCCGCCATCGTCGCACTCAACACACCTTGCAACGCCGAGAATCCCGCCAGACTGCCAGCGGTGACACTCGCTACCGACACACCGGCCTGCCCGCTCAGCGCCGCCGCCGCCGTCAAATCCCGCGCCACCAGGCTCGCCACAGGTGCGGCCAACGCCGCAACATCCGCCAACGGATCGACCACCACCACGCATGTCACAGCAAATGGAATCAAATTCGTCTTGCGATACTCAGCAACAAAGTCACGAATCATGACACTGTAAAAAAACCCATCCCATACCAGCGGCAACACCGCCCCCAGCGCCCGCGCGGTATCCAACAACTGCGCCCGCCCCACCGCATCGGCGCCAGAAAAAATCCCAGAAAACGAAATCACCCCATCATCCAGCCCGAGCGCCTGCACCACGCGCCCGCCGCCAATGAGAGACTGCACGGAAAGCCGCTGCTGCCCACCAAAGCGGATCTTCTCCGGCACCTCCATGTCCTGAAAGGACACGCCGCCCAGCGTCAAAACCACATTACTCATCGCCAGGTCCTCAAATCTTCAGCTTTTGCCCCAACCAAACCGGCGTCAGGCGCGGATCGAACGCGCCGCCACCGGCCGGCGGCAACCGCGCCTGCCGCGAAAAATAATCGTCAAGCAAATCCTGAGTCTGCGTGGGCATCGCCGACGCCATCCGCATTTCCCCCAACATCGCGTCATCACGCGCCGTTCCGCTCCCGCCGACATCACGATCAGCCAGACCGATCGTCCCCGACCCAGCCGACCCAGCCGCCTCACGCGCCCCCGCCGCGGCGGTCGGCGGCTCCATCATCGGCAACCGATCGTCAAGCACCGCACGCTGCAGTCCATCCGAAACAAACCGCCGATCAGCACTCCGCGTCTCAGACGCCACCGGCAAAGCCCCAAATCGACTCTGATCTCCACCCGACGCCAGCCCCATCGCAAACGACCGTGGCGCGGGCGAGGACATCGCCCGCCCACGCGATGCACGTGGCCCGGTCCAGGCCCACACCGGCAGCAGCGGCGATCCTTCGGTCACCGCCCCCACATCACGGCCACGGCCTGCCACACGCCACGCGAACGCCGGCCGCAAAACACGCGCACCCATCGCCGAAACCGAAACCCCACTCACATGATTGACCGAATCCTCAGCACCGATCCTGACATCGACAGCAGCCGGCATCCTCAAAAAAGTAGCGGCCGATCCCATCGCCTCGCCACGCCGAAACAACCCCGGCATCCGGCCCACCCGCGCCACGCGCGGCGCCCACGCCCGATGCCGCAAAACGTCCTGCCCGCGCCCAATCCCAAACGCCGGCCCCACATCACTCATCAAAGCGCTAAGGGCCATCCGTTCCAAATGCACTCGCATTGCCGTCGCCGCCCGCAAACCCAGCCAGAATGCCTGCAACAGCGGCGCCTCGCCCACCTCCTCATGCGTGTCGGCCAAACCCCCTCTCCCCCCACGCAAAACCCGCCCTACCTCACCCGGCGACATCCCAAGCCAATCGCCGCCAATCGAACCGATAGCCGCGCAGCTCACCAAAAATCACGACATAGGCAAGCCGCTCCGCCTCCTCCAACCGCAACGCCACCTCATACGGCACCCCGCACTGCACCAGGAACAACCCATCGATCAGTGCAGGGTGCCGCGCTAGTTTCCCGCGTCGCGCGCCAGCGCCTCTGCCGTCTGCGGCGCCATCGCCCTGGCCACCACCGCCATCGCCTCCAACCCAATCCGCTCCAGCGCCGCCTCAACCCCTGCCTCATTCACCGGAAACGGCAACGGCAATTCATCGATCATCGCAACCGACGCCGCAATCAAAGCCCCGTTCACATAAGGCCCATTCTCCGAAAGCTCCGGCCCCAGCGCCTTGAAAATCCGCAGCTGCTCCACCGCGCCCATCCGCCGCAGCACCAGCTTGCGCCCCGCCGCATCGCTCACCACGTCAGCCATCACAGGCTCACCCGGCCGGACGCATAAAATTCCAGCTTCTGCGTCACCGGCGCGGTCCCGCTATAAGCGCCCGACGATGTCAGCTTGAAAACCACCCCATTGAACTGATACGTCGAGGTCGAGCCGTCAGGTTCACTGACATACTGATAGAGCGTCCCCGCCGCCACCGTCTGCCCCGCCAGATACGCCGCCTCGATCTGCGCGACAAAATCATCCACCGCGGACGAACCCCGATCCAGCGAAAAAGTCCCCGTCCACCCCTTCGGCAACTCGGCCCCCAGCTGCACGCCATCCAGCCGGTCGACGCGCAACGTCAACGTCATCTGCCGCGCCTCGAACCCCGTCACATGCGCAAAATCGACCCGACCGAACGGCCCCATCACCACGACCTGGCAATCGCTGCCAACCGAAAACGTATTATACGGCATCGCCTCGCCCCCTCATCTCAAGCCGCCGCCGCCACTGTCGCGACACTCACCTGCACCGTCTGCCCGCCCTGCACGTTCACAATGAATTTCTCGTTGATCGCCTGGTACTGCACCTGCACGTCGGCCTGCACATACCCCAACGCGGTTCGGCTCAACGGATTGTTGCTGATATCGCACACCACCGCGAACGGCAGCGCGCTCGTCGTGCTCCCCAACATCCCCTGGGTCAGCAGCCCATTCAAAAACGACAGCAACGTCGCGCGGATATTCTGAAACAACGTCGAATTCACCAACTGCCCCACATAGGCGCCCATGCCGCTCGACAGCGTGCTCGCGATATAATTCGTCAACCGCGTATAATTATCGCCATTGATTGCCGCATTAGAGGACGAATTATGCCCGCCCCGCACCCCCCAATACGCCCCACCAGGCTGCGGATTCGCAATCACATCGATCCCCGCACTCAACAGCGCCGACAAATCCGCACTCGTATAGGTCGCCGCCGTCCCCAACCCCGGCTGCCCCGATTTCTGGCTCCCCACCACCCCATAAAGCGGCTTGTTCAGCGAAGACTGCTCGGGCGACAGATTTGCCAACCGCCCCGCCACAAACCCCTGTGGCGACACCAGCCGCGTTACCCCATTCGCCTGATCGGACCAATAAATCCAATCCCCGAACATCAGCTTCGCCGCATAGCTATCGATTCCGGCCTCAGCCTTCACCGCCACGGCATCGGCAATCGTATCGCCCGCCGGCCCCGTCATGATCATATAAACGCTCTCTGACAGCCCAAACGCCACCTGCGCGGTCCAGTGCGTCGGGTCATCCGCATCCGCCAGCAGCGCCACCGCGCACCCCTGCGCCCGCAACGCATACATCCCCTGCCGCGGCAACGTATCCGACCCCACCAGGAGCGCCGCGCTCACGCTGCCCGCCCCATCGCTCCCCGGCGTGCCCGCGGCAAAACTATACACACCCGCCACCGGCGTCGCCGATCCACCCAGCGTCGTCGCCACCACCAGCTGCGAGGGCCCGCGCAAACTCCCATTGCCCTGGTTCACCGCCGCCGCCAGGGCGATCCAAAACGCCGGCCCGCTCCCCGCCACATTATCGAACACCTCGGGTGTGAGCCCCGGCAGCGCCACCGTCAGCCGCCACGTCCCCGCCGCCGACCCTGCCGACAGCGTCAAACTCAACTGATTACCAAGACTACCCGTATAAATCGCGGTAAACGTCACCGACCCCAGCACAGTCAACGACGCCGCCGTGTCGGTCCCATCCGTCACCCGCACACACCGAAAATTCGCAGCGCCTTGCTGCACCGCCACCGCCACCTGCGTGCCCATATCGAACTTGCGCGCCATCACAGGACCAAAACTCACCGCATAGTCGCCCATGCTGCCGATCACGGTGGGCTCACCCGTCGGCCCCCAACTCGCACTGCCCACCACGCCCAGAACATCCGTCGGTACGCCGTTGAGCAACAAGCTCTGCGGCGGCACGATTTGCACATATAAATCCGGCACGATCAGCGCCGTCGTATTGATCGCCCCCTGCTGCACAATCGACATATTTTTAAGCCCCCTTCGCCGTCACACGCACAACAGATCCCGCCTGCGGCCCCGCCAGCACCTTCGCGATCGTCGCGGCATCGGTAATTTTGTCGCCGCGCTTGAAACCGAGAAACGGCTTCAGTACCACCAGCTGCATTGTCATCGTGAACCCTCTAGCTCTGTAAAGTTTCAACCAGCACCGCGTTCGCGGAAAAAGTTTCGGTGCCGAACAGCATCGCCGGCGTCATCATCGACAGCACCGTCGGATATTCCACCGCATAAACCAGGTCGCGCCGATACAGCCGCGCATCGGCCCCGGTATCGATCGCGACCACATCCTCGAACAAAATCCGCCCGCTCGAGCCATCAGCCAGCGGCAAAAACACCATCGACGCCAACGCCTCATCGATCACCGGCGCCACCGCATCCCGGCTCACCGGACTCGGACACCACATCGATATCCGAAATTTCTGCGCCTGCCGCTTGATCTCCTGCAACGCCCCGGCGCCGCTCACCACCCGCGCGACAAACCGCCGCGCCGCCGGCACGCTGATCGTCGCGCCCGCATAATCGACAATCCACCCGCCGGCGCGCACCAACGCCGCCATATTGCTGGCCACGGTCGCCGCACTGTCATTGCCCTGCACCGCATAAGCAAAAGTCGCCTGGTCGACGATCACCCCAGCCAACTGCCCCATCGCACACGACCCCGCAAACGTCGCGGCCACACCCTCCACCGCCACGCTCAACACCGCGCTCACCGGCGCCACACTCACCCAACGCCGCGGATAACGCGTGACATTCCGCACCCCGGCCACGTCGCCCAGCACGGACACATGCACAACACCCTGCGCCAGATCGGCATCCAGTGCCGGCGCCGTCGGCATGCCCCGATACACCCGGCAGGTCAGCCCCACCGCACTCTCGGCCGCCGTCCCCGCCGGATACAGCGCATTGGCAATCACCGCCGCGATCGCGGTCTCCACATCCGCCTGGTCCGCCATCAGCTCACCGCCTGATCCAGCGCCAGCCACCAAACCCCACCCAGCAACACCGCGCCGGTGACCACGAAACTATCCCCACCATCGGCCCGCAAAATATCCGCCACCCGCGGCCGCACCTCGCCCACCGCCGGCAGCAACGCGGTAAACCCCGGCAGCTTCGTATCATCCGCCAGCCCCACGCGCGTCCGGTCCTCGACCCCGCCCATCAACAAACTGGCAGGAAACCCCTCCAACAACACCGTCTCGGTCGCCGGCAACACCGCACTATACTCATTCAACCCCGCCAACACGGGCGCCGCCGGCCGGCACAACCGCACCATCGCATTCGTCATCACCACCAGCATCGGCTTCGGGGGCTCGATGGACGCAACGAACACCGTCCCCTCAGGCCCCACCAGATAATCCCCGACCGCCAGATAGCTCCAATCCGCCCATGCCTGCCGATAAGGCACCCCGAACCCACTCGGCGCCCCTGACGCCCCGCCCGGCAGCACAAACGCCACCGCCAGCCTTAAAAACCGCAGCGCCGGATCGATCGGCGCCACCGGCCCCGCCGGCCGATACGCATCATGCAAAAACCCCACCCGGCGCGCCACGCACCCCGCGCCGTAGGCGAGCCGATCCGCCAGCTTCACCCCGTCCATCACACCACCAGCGTCACACCCGCCTGGCCCAGCGCGGGCCCCGGCGGCACACCCAGAAACCCGCACAACCGCCGCCGCCACGCATCGAACAGATTCGCCCGATCCCGCAGCTCATCCTTGTTGTGCGTCCACGCCGCCGCCGCATCGGTATCCAAATTCTCCGACGTCGTCGGCACCGCAAACTCCAACGTCGCCAGCGTCGAGAGATACTGCAGCGTCACAGCCACCTCCGCCGGCGCCATATTGTTCATCCGGTACTCCAGCGTCCCATACGCCTGAAAAAACCGCCAGGACTCGAACCCCGCAGCCCCCGCGCCATAGGCGGGATAGCCGCAGAACCGCCGAATATCCGCCTTCTGCGCATCGGAAAACGACGTCGGCAAATTCGCTGACATCAGTAAGTATCCCCATCGCCCAGCGTGAAATACACAACCCCGCTGCCGGACCCCAACACCACGGCAGCATGATTAACAAACGGCCCGCCGCCCAGCAGCATCCGCGCCCCCGCCGGCACCGGCGTATCGCTGCTCGTCGCGGTCAGCCCGCTCGCCCCGCCCAACCGCACAAACGCCGTCCCGCTCGCCGCATTATAAACCAGCACGGCATTCCCGCCGCCCACCAGCGCCGTACTCGCCACGCTGGTCGAAGCCGCCACACTCGCCGTCCCCGCCGGCCGAAACGGTTGCGTAGATCCTGTCGACATCCCCGCCCCCTTAACCGATATGCTCGAGCATCACCGCGCGCTTGTAATTCGCATTCGTCGCCGTCGGCACCGTCACCGGCGTCGTCGTGGTGTCGGACGGCGCACAGAACCCGCCGATCCAGTACCAGCTCTGCGCAATGATCTGCTGCAGCCGGTCGATCGGCTCGCGCGTCACCATCGCCACATTATCGATCACATTCACCAGACTATCCTTCGGCGCCACATCATCCGCCGCCATCCCGGCAAAATCGCCCTCGATCAGCGCGCCCTGCCCGCAAACGATCGGCCGCCGCACATAAAGATTCGCAATGCTCGGATGCGCCTGCACATACGCCTCGGTCGTCGTGATGAACCGCAACCCCAGAAAATCGCTCACCATCCCCTGCCGGAACACCGGATTGGACGACGTCGCCCCCTGAAACAGCTGCTTGAAATCCGGATCGGCAAACAGCTGCCTGGC